ATTGGAACGTGGTCCCCGGAGCATTCTTTGACTGCTTCGACTCCAGATCGCATGTAATCAAGTCCTTCACAATCCCAGAACACTGGACACGATTCAGAAGCCTAGACTGGGGCCATGCCACGCCTTTCTCGGTAGGCTGGTGGACAATCTCTGACGGAACCCCCGTCATAGATAGAACGGGAAGGAAGCGCACCTATCCCGAGGGCGCGATGATCCGCTACCGTGAATGGTACGGATGCGCGAAAAAGAACGGAAACTCCACAAACAAGGGGCTTCGGATGTCGGGAACCGAGGTCGCACAGCAGGTTCTCGCTTTAGAGGAGCCCGGAGAGAGGATTTCTTACTCCGTGGCTGACCCTAGCATGTGGAGAACAGACGGTGGTCCCTCGCAGGCTGAGAGAGCCTATGAGGAAGGGATTATCATGCGAAAGGCGGATAATCAGCGGGAGATTGGCTGGCAGGAGATGTACCGCAGGATGAAGGACGGCATGTTGTTCGTATTTGACAACTGTTACGAGTTCATTCGCACTATCCCCGCTATCCAGGCTGACGAGAAGCGCCCCGAAGACATTACGCAGACTAACAGGGGTGGTGAAGACCACATCGCAGACGAGACCCGTTATGCGTGTATGTCCCGCCCCCGTATTGAACGAGCCAAGGAGCCTAAAGTGAAGAAAACTGGCTGGACGTTCAACGACATTATGTCTGCAAACGCTAACAAGGACGTTGGTAGAGCAAGAATATGACGCATTGGTCAAAAGAGATAGATCGCGCATCAAGGCAAGAGAAAGATTGGCGTAGTCGTGGCAAGAAGGTCATTGATCGTTACCTCGACAAGAGGAAGGGCGCTGACCACATCTACGCTGAAGACTCCAAGACCAAGTTCAATATCCTGTGGTCTAACACGGAAACCCTCCGCCCGGCGCTGATTTCTGCCACGCCTATACCCGAAGTGCGGCCAAGGTATAAGAAAAAAGACCCCATCGCTCGCATCGCGGCCAAAATAGCCGAGAGAGCAGTCGAATTTCAGGTCGATCAGTTCGATTTCAAGTCATACGGGCGTAAATTAGCCAATGACTTCCTGCTTCCGGGCCGTGGAGTCACCCGTTTACGCTATATCCCGACTTTTGAGAAGAAAAAGAAGCGTATTCCCCTCGAAATGAAGGAAGAAATGGGTGAAACCCTGTTTCTTGACACCGAAGGGACCAAATATGATGACTTTGAACTCGATGAGAAGGGTCCATACGTCGAAAATGAGGTAGAAGACCTCGTTTACGAAGAGGTACGCCCCGAAAGGGTAGCTTGGGAGTGGTTCAGGTGCGATCCTGACGCGGATCGGTGGGAAGACGTTAACTGGGTCGCTTTTGGCGCTCCCTGGGCCTTGGATGAGGGCATTAATCGCTTTGGACGCAAGTTCGCAGAGGCTTTTAAGTCCTCTCAGGAGCATACAGAAGGCGAGAGCGAGGGCGAAAAGAAGAAAGATGCTATCGTATGGGAGGTCTGGGATAAACGCTCCAGGAAGCAATGCTTTGTTGTGATGGGGCGTGACAAGCCACTTGAGGAAAATGATGACCCCCTTGGGCTTGAAAACTTCTTTCCCATGCCCGAACCCATTTATGCGATTGAAGATAATGACTCACTCATCCCAACACCCGAATTTACACTGTGGCAGGACCAAGCAGATGAACTCGACCGACTCTCAGAAAGAATCTCAAAAGTCACGGAAGCGATCAAGGCTAGAGGCGCTTATGCGGGTTCTGAACAGGCGACGCTTAGTAACATTCTACACCAAGACGACAACAAACTCGTCGCAGTAGACGATTGGGCCGCCTTTATTGACAAAGGTGGTCTGGATGGGTTGATTTCGTGGGTGCCCATTGAGCAGTTCGCTAAAGTCCTCCAGATGCTTGAGCAGCAACGTGCTGTCAAGATTCAGGAGATTTACGAACTCACGGGTGTATCTGATATTTTGCGAGGAGCCACGGACCCTAGGGAAACTGCAAAAGCACAGCAGCTAAAGTCTAACTTTGGCAACCGCAGGCTCCTCACCAAACAGCAGATCATCCAAAACCACTTCCGCCAGCTTTATAGAATCATGGTGGAAATCATCGTTGAGCAGTTCGATCCGAACACCCTCAAGATGATGATTGGCGTGGATGAGAAGACCGAAAAGGCATTCGATGAGGCGTACAAGCTACTCCAGTCGGATGCCCTTCGTGCGTTCAATATTGACATTGAAACTGATTCCACCATCGCTGCCGATGAGCAGAAGGAAAAAGAGGGACTGGCAGAGGCCATGCAAGCCGTTGGAGGCTACGTGGGTGCCATCTTCCCTCTTGTTCAGGCAGGGGCTGTTCCTATGCCGGTGGCGATGGGCCTTTTGCAAGACTACCTGAGAAAGTTCAGGTTTGGTCGTAAACTTGATGACTTGATGGACGAGTTCGCTCAGTCTCAACCCCCGCCTGACCAGCAGCAGGAAGCTGAGAAGCAGAAGCAAAGTGCTGAGATGCAGAAAGCGCAGCAAGAGATGCAGATGAAGCAGCAGGAAATGCAGATGAAAATGCAGGAAATGCAGGCCAAGATGCAGATGCAGCAGCAGCAGATGGAGCAGAAACTTCAGTCTGATGCAGCCAAGGCAGATCAGGACTTGAGGCAGGACGAAGAGAAGCACAACCAGGAACTGCGTCAGGATAGAGAGATGAACGCAGTCAAAGTGCAGAACCAAAGAGAACTTGGAGAAGTGAAGGCAGATGTCCAAAGGAAGCAAGCGGCGGCCCGGCCAAGGGTTCAGTGATAAGTTTGACAAGATAGACTGGTCTAATAAGCCCAAGTCCAAGCTGGTAGAAATCAAGACAGCGACAGGCACGAGATACGTGCATCCTGACTCGCTAAAGCCAAAGACAAAAACCTATCACATCATGCCTGACATTGAGCCTTACAAGGTTGTTGCGGGTGACAGGGCGGGCGAATATATCACTTCACGGTCTGAACACCGTGAGTATCTTCGTAGAAATGATTTCGTAGAAGTGGGTAACGAAAAAGATTACTTCTTCAAGAATGAGGGTAAATCCGAATACAACCCAACAAAGGGATGGGACAAGAATGGCTGATGTAGATACAGAATTAGTAATAGACTCTCTTAGAGAGGTATGGAAAGAAGAGTCCAAGGGGGAAGCCGAAACCCCCGAGGACCAACCAGTACTGGAAGTTTCCGAACCGGAACTGGAAGCCGAGGCAGATGAGGAAACCGAAGAGGTATCCCTTGATGGGGCCGAATCGGAGGAGGTCGAAGCTGCGGCAGAAGAAGACTATGAGGACGAGGAGCCTGAAGAGGTATTCCAACCGCCTGAGCATTGGTCTTCTGATGAGAAAGAGACTTTCAAGTCTCTAACCCCAGAGGCACAGCAAATCCTTGTCAACAAGGAAAAGCAGTTCCAACAGGGTTATCAGGAACGAGCGCAAGCTATCTCAGACATTGAGAAGGCATTAGAGCCGTACAAGCAGAATCTGGCATATATGGGGGTAGACGAAGCGACCGCGATTCGGACGCTGTTCGCTACGCACCAACGTATCATGTCGGACCCTGCCAACGGTATTCTAGCCCTTGCTCAACAGTTCGGGATAATGGATCAGTTGCGACAGCAATTTGCGCCCGATACCGATGATGAGTTCGTTGATCCAGAAATCAAGGCGCTGCGCCAGCAAGTCCAAGACTTACAGTCTAACTTGGGGCAGTTCCAGAATCAGACAATACAGGGACAACAGCAAGAACTTCTCGGCCAGATAGACTCCTTCAAGAGTCAGAAGGACGAGAAGGGCGACCTGATCCACCCCTACTTCGATCAAGTACGCGCACAAATGGCACCCCTGGTTCAACAGGGCAAGACTATGGAAGAGGCGTACAACGAGGTAGTGTGGACCGTTCCTGAGTACCGCGATAAACACATTAAATCTGTGCAAAGCAAGCGGAAGAATGAATCTGAAGCGGAACGAGCCAAGCGTGTAAAGAAGGCCAAGAAAGCAGCCACGGCAAACAAGACTTCAGGAAAAAGTCAAGCCGATGATGCCGACGAAAGCCTCACAGTCAAGGATGAACTACGCGCAGCATGGAGTAATCTTAGTTAAACAAGGAAGTGACTAATGGCAAGTCCAAACTTGACAGAAATCGTCACTACCACTCTGCGCCGCCGCAGCAAACAGCTTGCTGATAATATCAGTCAGCATAATGCGCTGCTTTCGCGCCTCCGGTCGAAGGGTAACATCTCCCTCGTTCCGGGTGGTAGAACGATTGTTGAAGAGTTGGAGTATGCTGAGAATGCCACCTTCCAGTACTATTCAGGTTATGAAGTTCTCGACGTTAGCCCGTCGGATGTCTTCACCGCCGCAGAATTCAACTGGAAGCAGGCCGCTGTTAACGTAACGGCGTCTGGTCTTGAAACGCGCATCCAGAATGCTGGCCCCGAGCAGGTTATCAACCTTCTCGATTCCCGTATTCGGAACGCTGAAAAGACGATGGCTAACAACATCTCTGAGGGTATTTACTCTGATGGAACAGGTACTGGTGGTAAGCAGATTGGTGGACTTCAGTCCATCGTTGCTGACGCGGGTACTGGTACGGTTGGTGGAATTAACTCCACGACCTTCTCGTTCTGGCAGAATGTTACCTCTGGTGATGTAGCAGCAATCTCCGTATCGTCTGACGCTCTGTTGGACGAAATGCAAGACATGTGGCTCGAAACGTGCCGTGGCAACGACAAGACCGACCTTATTGTGGCCGATCAGACGTTCTACAAGCGTTTCTGGGATAACCTTCAGGACATCCAGCGTATTACGCAGGCTAATGAAGGCGTTGCAGGGTTCCAGACCCTCAAGTTCGTAACTGCTGACGTAGTTATGGACGGCGGCCCGACTATCAAGAACTCGGGTATTCCCGCGCTTCACATGTATTTTCTTAACACTGACTATCTGCACTTTAGGGTCCATTCGGACACTAATTTCGTGCCGTTTGAGCAGAAAGCT